GTCTAATGGCTGAACAAAAAGCTAAAAGGTTTTGGGGCCGTTCCCTTCGGTCACGGGGCATGGGTTTCGGGATGCGTTTCGGTTTTGCTTGCGATTCGTCTGTATGTATGTATAATCCCCACATTCTTTATAACCCTCTAAATTTTACATCAGGGGGCTTTTTTCATTTTTAAGGGGGAGTTGTATACCTGTGAAAAAGATAAGCCCACAGAGGGGGAATTATACTTGTCTGCGTAACGAGGTAGAATCTGTTCTAACGAGGTGCGCACGTAAGGGTATAATATGGGCTAATTGTGAAGAGATGTGTTACGAGCGAGGTTTGTCTGTTGGAAAACCCGTCGTGTTCAGTTGAAAAGACTCCTGAATGTGTCGTCTTTTAATATTAGGGTTGCTGCAAAGGTAGTGATTATTTTCGACATTGTCAATGGTATTCCCCTATTTGTTAAGAATTTAACACATTTGTTGGTATTAAACAAGGATATAACAATATTTTAGGCTGTTCTTTGTGTTTGTTTTAGGGGTATGTGTACCGTGGACACACTGTAAATAAAGGGATTATGGGTAAATGTTTATCTTTTGTGCCGTATCTTTGCAGGGCAATTCTGCAACTAATTTCACCGCAATGGGATATTACAAAAACTTAAAGAAATACCTAAGATTCGTACTAAAGTACACGGCTCTGTGTTTAGGGCTGTCTTTTGTTTCTTTTGTTATTCGTATACTTGGCGGTAAACCACCTAAAACTACAAAAAAGAGTACAGATTCTGCGCTTAGAACCATAATGCGGCAGTTAAGTAAGTCTAAACGCTAGTTGTGGTACTCTATGTCCTCTGAACCATCTATCATTCTGTAAAAACGCTGCACTGCGTGACGACCCTTGTGCGCCATTCCAATTTTATCGGGCGTATGGGTGATACCTAGACTCTGTTCTATGTCTGCGCTAGTCTTTCCGTGGTTGTAGTAGTTCTCTAAATACCCCTTCTTACGCAAAGGCAACAGGATATTCTCGTAAAGTTTCTTTTCTGAGCGTCCGTAGTCCTCCGCAATCTTGGATTTGGTGAACCATTCGTAATCGTAAGCGAAGAGCAAGAAGTATAATTCAGCTTGTGTTAAGTCTGTTACTTTTGTTATGTGTTTAACAGCTAAATCCAACCATTTTATGTAGTTGCTTTTGACGTATTTGTCGTTAAGCATCAGGAACTCCCTGTTTTTCTTCTTCTTATGCGTCCTAGACTTAGGCATTGTGGATAAATTAATTGATATTAAATTGTTATATTTGCAAATATACGTTATTTTATGCGTATATACAAATTAAATTACAATGAAACAACTATCTCAGGAGGAAAAAATAGAATTCTTCCAAGAAATTAAAGACAAATTAGACGGCATTAAGGGTATCGTCAAGCAATATGGCGTTGAGGACGCTTTTGCTATGACTTTTATCGGGGGTTTATACACCGTAACAGACGAGGGTGCTACCAAGCTAGCCGCTACAGCAGATTTTGTGGTTGCAGATAGCGAGGAGCTAGACGAACTACTTGACGCTGCGGAGCAGTTATACACCATTATGAACGACGACGTAATGGAGGAAGCAAAGGAAGTCATGCCTAAATCTCTAGAAGATACAGAGGATTGGGGTGTTGATGAGTGGATGGATTACTTAAATAAAAAAGGAGATAACGATGTCAACTAATTCAAATATAATAAGAAAAATCATTATAGGTGAAGACCCAAAGAACGCAATGGCGTACTACCTAGGAATGAGAGCAGGGGGAGGACAGGTAACAGCAATCATGTTTGACGAGCCGTACCTCTACAAGCACGGCAAGGAACGCTTTCTGATATACATAGATGTCGAAGGAGAAGGAACTATCCTATGGAAATGGGTAGTAAATATGCCTTGTATTGTTGAATTTGACTGTAGATTCGAGTAGTATGAGACCTTTATTTGAATTTATCGTTAAAGTTCCTAAACTGTACGAAGACACTATTAATCTGAATGGAGTTGAGCTTTACAAGGATACTAGATTTGATGACTTCAAGGGACGTATCTCTTACGGGGAGATAACTGCTGTCCCTGAGAAGTACGATACACCCGCTAGAGTTGGTGATACATTGATATTTCACCACCATGTGTGTCAGGAGACGCACAAGTATGGAATTGGAGACGACCATTACATGGTGACGTACGACCCGAATGAGAGAAGCTGTCATGCTTTTGGGGTGATTAAGCCTAGTGGTGAGATAATTACCCTAACTAATTGGGTATTCTTAGAAGCACCCGAAGAAAAGATTGAAGAAGAGAAATCGGAATCAGGACTGTTTTTAGGGCTAGTGCAGCCCGATACAACCAACACCGAAGGTGTGGTAAAGGCGAAAAATCAATCAATAACCGACATTGAAGTAGGAGACACTGTGGGGTTTAGGGAAGACGCAGACTATCGCATTAGACTGCCCGAACCACATGGTGACGTATTTAGAATGTCGATAAACGATATTTATTATGTCAAAGGTTAAATCAACTTATGATTATGCTGTAGAGCTGCGCCATAGCGTGGCTCTTGCTATTGATAACTTAATAGGCGAGATACGCAAACCCGTTGATAATGAGCTAAGTGGCTCTGCTAGAAAGGCAGAACTACAGTCTATAGCGTTAGCTACAACTGATGCTAGGGAGATGCTCAGAACTCTACAGGAGTTAGACGAGACAATTAAGAGCTTATCCGAAGGAGGCGAAATCGAAGATGAAGCTGACTTTGGTGCGGGGTTTGCCGAAAAATTTAGTAAAAAGTAGATATGGCAGGGCTAGTAAAGATAATAGGGTATGACGAGGAGGTCGTAAATATCTGTCCTAATGACACGAAAGGAAAGGTAATAGAGATAGATGGGCTAAATATACAGCTACCTAAGCAACCTAAACACGAGGATATACTTTATCACGACCTACCCAAAAGCGAACAGCGTTGGGTAAGAGCCGAGCCAAGCAGCGACTTGTTTAAACTCAAGAGCATGGACGATTGGATGGATATGCCTAAGGAGTTTAGAAAGAAGCACACGGACTACATTAAGGAAGAGTTCCGTCGCAGGGTGGAAGGTCTTTGGTTTTATAACAATGGTGTGCCTACATACATCACAGGAGACCATTATATGCTGTTGCAGTGGACTAAGATAGATGGTTCGTTCTATGGGTATTACCTAGCGTTCCAAAGAAAGTTACAGATTCACGCAGAGGCTTGTGAGGTAGACCCTAGAGCTGTAGGGCAGAACTTCGTTAAGTGTAGACGTTCGGGATATACAAACATAGCTGTAGGTAAGTTATTAGCCAAGGGCACAGTTGTTAAGGATAAGGTTTTAGGAATCATGTCCAAGACAGGTAAGGACGCTCAGGACAATATATTCATGAAGAAGGTTGTGTCTATGTATAGGCACTTCCCGTTCTTCTTTAAGCCAATACAGGACGGTACTACAAACCCACGTATGGAGTTAGCTTTCCGTGAACCTGCTAAACGTATCACAAAGACTAATAAGTCTGCTGTTGCAGGTGAGGCACTGAACACTACTATTAATTGGCGCAACACTGTGAACAACGCATACGATGGTGAGCGTCTATACTACTTATTCTTAGATGAAGCAGGAAAGTGGGAGAAACCCGCAGACATTAGAGAGGCTTGGCGTATTAACAGGACTTGTCTTATTGTGGGTAGGAAAATTGTGGGTACTGCACTTGTTGGGTCTACTGTAAACCCCATGGACAAAGGTGGTCAACAGTACAAAGACCTGTGGGCTGACTCAGACCCTTCAGAGCGTAACGCTAACGGCAGAACTCGCTCTATGCTATATAGGATATTCATACCTGCTTACGAAGCCCTAGAGGGGTTCTTTGACGTTTATGGGAATCCAATCATAGAAGACCCTGAAGAGCCCGTGCAGACTATTGACGGAGATTACGTGAGCATAGGTGCTCGTACGTACCTGCTGAACGAAAGAGACGCACTCAAAGGAGATGCTAACGAGCTGAACGAGGTTATACGTCAGTTTCCGTTTTCTCCTGATGAAGCGTTTAGAGATTCTGTTGACTCTTCTATATTTAACATCGGTAAGATATACGAGCAAATACAGGCAAACGAAATGATGTACCCTGACCCTGTAATTGTAGGGAACTTCCATTGGAAAAATGGAGAGACGGATTCAGAGGTTGTTTTCGAACCCAACCCCGAGGGTAGGTGGCGTTTATCATGGATGCCGCCCGAAGAGTCTAGAAACAAGAAGACTAGACACAGGAACGGTCATTGGATGGCTGCAAATCCCCACATCGGTATAGGGGGTGTCGATAGTTATGACTTAGATGGTACTGTAGACGGAAGAGGCTCTAAAGGAGCTTGTCACTTCTATAACAAGTTTAACATGAGCTATCCTTCTAATGTCTTTGTCGCAGAGTACGCTAGTCGTCCTCCGTTAGCTAAGATATTCTACGAGGATGTATTGATGGCTGCTGTATTCTTTGGGTATCCTGTTCTTATAGAAAACAACAAGTACGGTATAGCTAGGTATTTTGAACAAAGAGGGTACTTGGAGTATTTGATGGACAGACCTAAACATTTAGGCGGAGCTGCTAGTAAAACTAAAACAAAAGGAATACCTTCTAATGGAGCTGATATACTGCAAGCACACGCTCAGTCTATAGAGGCATACATACACAACCATGTTGGGGAAGACCCCGAAACAGGAAAGGTGGGTAAGATGTATTTCAACAGAACCCTAGAAGATTGGATTGGGTTTAGGATAGATAAGCGTACTAAATACGATTTAACTATTAGCTCAGGGTTGTGCTTACTCGGTGCTCAGACACCGCACAAAGAGGTAAAAAGAACAGACTTCTCTAAAAAAGAATTCTTTAGAAGGTACAAACCTAATGCTTAATTTTTTTGTATATTTGCAATTCACAAGATTAAAAAAAAGATATGGCTAATTTAACAAACCCAACAGAATACCGTAGACAGACTTTTGCTCAAGACGGATTCCGTGTAGTAGACAATACATTTGTTCAACCTGCGGGTGAAGAGTATGTAGCTGTTTATTGCATAGCTAACACTACGAACACAGTATTAACTACAGCTAACGGTGACGACCTTAACGGTAGAGACCTTCAGCAAGGAATGATTATCTACGGTAACATTACCGCAGTCTCAGTTGGGACGGGTGAACTTATAGCATACATTAAGTAATGCCTTTAGGTAATATATTCGGTTTACAGTTTATCGTTAGTCAGGCGAGCAGCAACTTGTTTGACAACGCTTGTCTTCTTGATGAAAATGGTGATGCTATTCTTCAAGAGGATGGAACGAGCTGTATAATAATGGAAAACGCTAACGGAGCTTCTGCTCCTCCTGTTATAGAAGGAATACCTGTAGTTTTAGGTGTACCGAACGAAGGACAAACATTAATAGCAACATCTGATACGATTACAGGCGTCCCTACTCCAACTGTTTCATGGCAGTGGGAAAGCAGTGCTGACGGCTCGACAGGGTGGACTTCGATTAGCGGAGCTACCTCTTCGTCTTACGTTGTTCAGCCTTCTGATACAGGAAATTACTTACGAGTTGTTCAGACAGCTACAAACAACCAAGGAAGCGATACAGCTTCTTCAGTGTCTTCAAGCGTACCGTTAGGATTGCCGTTCAACTCAACATCACCTGCGGTAAGTGGCACTGCTGAATTAGGACAAACGCTATCCACAACGGATGGAACTTGGGTAGGTGTACCTACTATTACATTCGCTTACCAATGGCGTAGAGATGGTATCGACATAAGTGGTGCTAATTCAAGCACATACACCTTAGTTACTATTGATTACGATACTGATATAGACTGTGTAGTTACAGCATCAAACTCTCTAGGAAATGTTGACGCTGAGTCTAATACCGTAGAAAACATTGCGGGCATTACACCTGTTATTAGCGGTGTGCCTACGATAAGTGGAGTAATTGAACTTGGAGAAGTTGTTACAGCTACATTAGCCTCAGTAAGCGGAGACCCTGCTCCTGTAAACTCTTTGCAGTGGCAAGTGAGCAACGACGGGATAAGCGGTTGGTCTGACATCTCAGGAGAAACATCTACGACACACACAATAGTATCTTCAGACGAGAATAAGTACCTAAGGGTTGTACAAACATCAACAAACGGGCAAGGGACTGATACAGCTTCTTCGACATCTACAAGCGTAGTCTTAGGATTACCGTTTAATCTAGCACTGCCTTTTGCAAGTGGTTCAGCTCAAGTAGACCAAGTGTTGTCTACAACAGACGGAACTTGGCAGGGAGTGTCTACCATAGTGTTTTCTTATCAATGGCGTAGAGACGGAATTGATATTAACGGAGCAACATCAAGCACTTATACATTAACTGCCTCTGATTACACTACAGACATAGATTGTGTAGTTACTGCTACAAATTCTTTAGGAAGTCTTAATCAGGATTCCAACGATATAACAAATATTGCAGGTACTGTTCCTGTTATTAGCGGTGTGCCTACGATAAGTGGAACGGCTAAGGTCGATGAGGTTCTTACAGCTACATCAGCAAGCGTTTCGGGTACTCCAACGCCAACATCTACATTACAATGGGAGGTTAGTAACGATGGTGTATCAGGTTGGTCTACTATCAGCGGAGCTACATCTTCTACATACACCGCGCTATCTTCAGATGAGGATAAATATTTACGGGTTGTACAGACAGAAACCAATGTTATAGGTGGTGATACAGCAAGCAGTGTAGCGACCACTCAAGTGGCAGGTTTGTTCACAGGATTACTTGACGACTATAGCGGTGCAACAGCAGCTTACTCTTTACGATTATTAGACTCTTCCTATAGCGGTAATGCTATTAAGGTGCGTAGAGCTTCCGACAATACGGAGCAAGATATTGGTTTTGTAAATAACGAGCTTGACACTTCAAGCCTTGAGACTTTTTGTATCGGTACGGATGGATTTGTAACCGTATGGTATGACCAAAGTGGGAATGGCAGTAATGCAACGCAAACAAACGCATCTAGTCAAAATCAAATCGTGAGTAGTGGCACTACCATAACATTAGGTGGAAAGCCATCAATACAAGGAGGCAATGGTGTACTCACAGGACTTTCCATATCTGCAAATGATTTTAGTATTATTCATATAAACGAGGGCGCAGGATTTGTAGCAAAAATAGGTGGATATATTAAAATTGATGGTAATTATAGATACAATTACGGCGGTGATAATTACATAGGAACTGATGTCGGTGATGAAAATGAATTTTCTTTATTTAATGGTTCAAGAAATGGTACATCTTTAACGCTAAGAAGGAATGGAAGCGAAATGAATAACTCACCTTTTACCTCAAACACAACGGCATTGAGTGTTCGGCAAATATTCGGAAATTCAAGCTTTTTATATAGCGGTAAGATTTCTGAATTTATAATTTATGATTCGAATCAAGGCTCTAATATAAGTGGAATAGAAACGAATATTAACGACTTCTACTCAATATACTAATGTACTACACCTCACAAAATAAAGAAGAATTAGTAGCCTACAATACTTTAGTAGTTGAAGGCGAGGGTTATGATGGCATTTACACTACCGATTGGGCATCTATTACAGAACATCCAAGCGGAACGGATTACGCTATACTGAAGCATCCTAAATATGATGCAGCACTGACTTTGGTGGAATCACTCAGTAATGATTGGTTTTTACAAAGTAATACATAGAACAATAAACACAAATAAACTATGCCTAATACAAAAATATCTCAGTTATCAAATGTTGGTAACGTGGATGGTTCGGGGATGTTCGTCCCTGTCGTTGACACAAACGACACAACACAAGCAGACACAGGGACTACAAAGAAAGCAAACTTGGAAATGGTTGTAAACTCGTCGGGTTATGAGTTCACAGGAGGGTTTCAAGCTAAGACAGATTTAACAGGGTTTGTATGGGATTCAAGCAACAGCGTATCTTACACAACACAAAACGCTACAAATGGAGACTATCTTAGGTTTGGATTAGACAGGACAGTGCATGAAACTGTTGATGCTCCTTATTGGTCTAGTCCTTCACCGAACATGAACTTCGAAGGTTTCGGTATGTTTGCAGGTGACCATTTACCCGCAGGAAAAACAACCACCCTTATAGATTACGACTTTTCGGGATGGTCTGCATCAAGTATGACAGGCAATCAATCAACTGACACGGGCACTATCGCTTTAGATGGCTTGAGTGTAGGTGATTTGGTATCTGTTCGTTTTGACTACAATATCGTCCCTCAGGTTCAAAACACCACCGTAGAGAGTGGTTTATGGTGGGCTACACGAGACAGCTCAGATAACATTACTTTTGAGTTTTTCTTACAAGGGGCTACAAATTTTTTCGGAACAGGCACTGTAGGTGAAACTAAACTACAGCGTGTTACTTCAACGGCTTACTTAGCTTCCAACGAAGACATCAATGCAATTACTCTTCCTGTAATTAAGTCAGACAACCCTGTGTTAATTCAACCTTTATCCCTTTTAGTAACTATTACAAAATAAATAAAAATATGGCTGTTAAAATTGTAAGAAACGAGGCAGGTAACTGTGTAACCTTTCAGGGGTCAAGTAACCCTGTATATTGGAACTCTTGCCTTAGCGGTGAAGTAGACAGCGTTGATTCAAATGCTGTTAATATAAAGAATGACGTAAGAACCGTCACAGAAGAAAGAACAGTATATGAGTTCTTTAGAATACCTTACACAGAGTTTTTAGATGCTGATGGTAATGCTTTTGCTAACGCTCAAGCTGCCGCAGACTACATTACTCAAGAAGCTAATGTGTTGGGTAGCATAGGACAGCAGGTGGCATCGGATACAGATTTATTTAACTTTTACTTGGATTCCCGTGACTATACGGTTATAATGAGTACAGGCGATTACTTCCCTGTAAATACAATACACGCCGTATTAGAGTCCGACACAATGAGCATAACGTCTGTCGCAGGTTCAAAGACTTACTACTCAAACATAAACCTTAACAATGTTTCTATAGACGGGGTAACTTTATCAGGAACCGACAACGATAAAATAAATACACTAAACGCACTGTTTCAGAACTCAGGGACTTCGTCTTCGGACGCGCCTGTTATAACATCAAGTTTGGCTGTTTCGCTTACAGAAGGAGAAACTCTGAATTACGAATTAACAGCAGACAATGGCGTTGGATTTGAGTGGGACTTGTCTAATGTCAGTGGAGTAACTACAGTAGAAGGAAATTTAAGAAAGCTTATAGGTGGCTCGTCTTTAGCAGTAGGTACTTACAACATACCTGTAAAGGCAATCAACTACAACGGTGAAGATTCCGAAACAATAGTTTTAACAGTTTCTGCACCTCTTTTTTCCAATACTAAAAGCGTTCAGTTAAATAGTTCGGATTACTTAGGCGCAAACGCAGCACTATTAGATAGTACATTAGGAAGAAGTGGAAATGGTAGCGGTTCTTCAGATGCTTGGACTGTTTCTTTTTGGATAAAGCCAACGCACACAACAAGCGGAAGGGTTGTATTGTATTACGGCTCTAACGATACCACAAACGGTGGCATACTAGAGATAAGAATGACAAACACCCACAAGTTGAGGCTTCAGTACGGTAGTGCAAATAATAATATCAAAATGGTGTCAGCAAACGCATTAGCAAATAATGTTTGGCAGCATATAGTCTATACTTATGACGGAGGAACTACAGGCGCATCAAGCGGAAGTATAGGCAACTACTACAGCAGATTTGAGCTATTTGTTGATGGAGTTAGTCAAAGTACAGCAAACACTCACAGCAACTATGGTTGGAGTGGAGCTTTGAGCGGTCAAAACCTAAGAATCGGTAAGTTGATAAGTGGAAACACTTTAGCGGGAGAAAAAATAGACGAGTTAGCTATATGGGACAGCGACCAAACAGCAAATGTTTCATCTATATATAATGGTGGTAATCCTTTCGATTTATCTACGCTAACCACAGAGCCTAAGCATTGGTGGAGAATGGGAGACGGAGATACATTTCCTTATCTTCAAGACAGCGGTACAGAGGCAAATTGTATTTTCCAAATGTATAATATGACCGCCTCAGACATAGTTACGGATGCTCCGTAATTAAATTTGAAAGAAACAGAAGGAGGGCTTCGGCTCTCCTTTTTGTTTACTTAAAATTCATTATCTTTGCAATTACAACATTTATTCGTACGAAATGAACGGAAACAAGAAAATCGGAAACTTTCCAAACCCCGCAGCTCCATCAATGGAGAAGATGTCAAAGGCTTACGGAATCAAGTACGCTAAAGCTATTTTATCTCAATGGGGAGGAACAGATTCAAACACAGGTTTATATCAGACAAGAAAGAAAGAATTTGAGAATAACAGAGATTATGCTCAAGGAACTCAGTCTACAGAAATCTACAAACAAATACTTAACACGTTAGACCCTAACAACAGCGACGGAACTCTACTTAACTTAGATTGGTCTCCTGTTCCTATCGTTCCTAAGTTTGTTAAGATAGTAGTAAACAAGATACTTTCTAGAAGACCCTACCCTAATGTAGAGGCTGTTGACCCTGTGTCCCGTTCTGAAAAAGAGAATAGAAAAGCTAGAGTAAAAGCTACAATACAGAATAAAGACTTTCTAAAAGAAATCAAAGAAAGTGGTGTAGAGATAGGTGAAAACCTAGATGCTCTTCCTGATACTGTAGAGGAGGCTGAGATATTTCTAGACACGAATGTAAAAGTAGCAGCAGAGATTGCTGCACAAATAGCAACCAACCTTACCCTAGAGTGGAACGACTTTAATGATACTACATTCCGTAGAGCTGTGGAAGATTTAGTTGTATCAGGTATGGCTGTTGTTAAAAGAGAGAACGACCCAAACTACGGTATAGTTGAAAGATACGTAAACCCTTCAGAGTTTATTCATTCCCATACTGATGATTTCGCTATGCGTGATTTAGTCTACGCAGGTGAGATAAGACAGATGTCTATACTAGACTTAAAAAGAATCGCTAAAGACTTAACCGAAGACCAATGGTTAAAGGTGGCTCAAAAAGTAAAAGGAAAGTATGATAACAATTCTAGTCTTATCGGTCAATCGCATTATGACCATAGTAGCGGAACTACATCCTACGGTTATGATGAGTTTAAGATACCTGTATTGGATTTTGAGTTCATTGGATTAGATACCAAGGTATACGAACAGAAGGACTCTAAGTACGGCAACATAGGTTTTTACTTTAAGGGAGAGGAATACAAGATGCCTACTCAGTCTGTCTTTGAACGCAAGCCGTTTTACATGGATATAATGTGCATCTACGGTGGTCTTTATCTTGAGGGATGTAACATGGTTGTTAACTACGGAAAGAAAGAAAACCAACCACGCAACATACACGATTTATCTAGAACAACATTATCTTACTCGGCTGTAGCTACAAATATACGTAGAATGAAGCCTAAGTCTATGGTTGGAGGAATCACGGGATTCGCAGACCAACTACAGCTTACTCACCTAAAGATTCAACAAGCTATCGCTAAGGCAAAGCCTGATGGGATTATGATTGATATCGAAGGTCTAGAAAATGTACAGCTAGGAGCGGGTGGTGATTTATCACCTCTAGAGTTGCAGGATATCTACGAGCAAACGGGTGTTATGTACTACCGTAGCAAGAATCCTGAAGGTGGATTCCAAAACCCTCCTATCAAGGAGATAAACAACTCGATAAGAAACATAAACGAACTAATAAACCTGTACAACCATTATTTACGAATGATTCGTGACGCTACAGGTATAAATGAAGCCATGGACGGCTCAACTCCAAAGGGGGATGCTTTAGTAGGTGTTCGTGAGCAGCAAATGGCTGCCGCTAACAACGCTATTTACGACATAACTCACTCTTCATTGGTTCTGTACAAGAAAGTGTGTGAGGATGTAATTAAATCCCTTCAGATACTGCCTAAGGATTCTGTCTTGTTTAAGACTTACGAAAAAGCAATAGGGAAGGATTCTATGAAGATTATAAAAGAATTCGAAAAGCTCCCTATGTATAACTTTGGTGTAGGTGTTACGACAGAGATGAATGACAAGGACAGAGTATACTTAGAGCAGAATATCGCACAAGCAATAGCCCAAAAGGAATTAGACCTAGAGGACGCTATAGCTATACGCAGACTAAAGGATGTTGACCAAGCTGAAAGACTCTTAGTTGTTCGCAGACAAAAGAGAATAAAAAGACTACAGCAAATGGCTCAACAAAACTCCCAAGCTCAAGCTCAAGCCAATATGCAGGCTACCCAAGCAAAGGCTCAGTCTGATGCTCAGTTAGAACAGCTTAAAGCTCAAATAAGAATGCAGGAAGAGCAAATGAGAGGTAATCTCAAGATGCAGGAAATGGAGTTAAAGTACAAGTTTGAAATGGAGCTTGAGAAACTCAAAGGAGCTAACTCTAAGCAAGTAGCTGAGGCTCAAGGAAACGTAAAGTCTGAGGTTCAGAAAGTTATGGAAGACCGTAAAGATGAG